AAAAGCTCATGCCTTGTTTGAAACTGGAGATATAGATCGTATTGAGGTGAGAACCGTAAAGGGATTGTGTGACATACACCGTTATTTGTTCGATGGGTTGTACAAGTTTGCTGGACAGGTGCGTACGTTGAATATAGTAAAGGGAAACTTTCGTTTTGCTAATTGTATGTATCTTGATGTGATGCTCCCAGTAATAGAAAAGATGCCGGAAACGAAATTTGAGGAAATCATTGCTAAATATATATGATTGTAGCCATATCCGAAGAATTGCTGTTTAAGCTAGTAGAATTTGCAGAAAATCTGGGTCGTAAAAAAGAACGGATCAACTCCTTTAAAGAATCTCAATTTATATCTCAAAATCAGGCGCATATCCGGTATGGCAAAGGAAATGTTACTAAATGGGTAAAAGCTGGAATAGTGAAGAGATATAAAGATGCTGATGGAAAATTACGTTCCGGCGTCCGTTATAATGTGCTTGACCTGGAATCAGCTGCTTTTAAATGTAATTATATGAAAGAACTTTCTCCTTTGGCAAAGGCTGAAATGAGAGAAATAATAAGCCCCGTTCCTTGATTGGTTCGGGACTTTTGTTTATACTTAGCCATTAAAACTATAATTTATATTCATCATTCAGACGTTTTATGATCCTTTTTATTGTTGAGGCTGATAATTTATGCTTGTTTGAAAGAAAGTCCCGAATTTCGGCTTTTTTTCGTCCTTCTGCAAGCATATCTCTATACTCATAGAACATATCAAGATACATTATATCATCTGCGCTCACTCCGTTTCTGTTCATTGTAGCAAGTAGAAAGCGGCTTGATGCTAAAACCTCATATACTTTCATCTGCTTTGGGGATATAGGGTAAGAAATCAAAGCCTTTAAACTCTTTACTGTTGATGGTATGAGTTACCTTTTGTTTATCTGAAAGACCTATAATTCGGGAAACTATATTGGGATTAAACGCACCAACAATAGCACCTTCTAATTGTTGTGTCCTGATGACATTCTCTATGCGTGTAATGACTACGGAAAAATCTTCATGACTACCTTTTTTAAAATCGTTCCAAAAGGACTTACTAACATCTAAATAAGCCATTAACCCGGTCAGAGAGTAAGGACGTTGTGTAGGGTTTTCTTCTTTTTCCTTTATTTCTCCTTTCGTTTTATTCTTGATTACTTTCCATGGAGTCCTGTCACAATAGGCAAAATACTCACAGGCTGCTTCCCACAACTGTTCAGGAGAAGCAAAACGCTTGCTTCTCCCATGCTTATTTCTCAACTTCCAAAATTGGTTTCCTTTAGGTGCAGACATAACTAATGTTCTTTTAATTGTTTGATTAAATCCGCTTCTTCCTGATTCTTGACTACAACGGTCAATCCTGTAGAAACTTCTCCGGAATGTTCGGTGTTCTGTTTGTTCTTCCATCTGTCAGGAGCAAGGTTTGTAAGAAGGAATATACCAGCTCCCACATTAGGTTCAACACGGACATTTTTTCTAACTTCCTTTTTCAACTTCTTTTTCTTGCCTTCCATGTAGTATTCAGAAGAAACCTGTTCGTATTCATACCCGATGGCAGATCTTGCAAGAGAGGAAACAACATTGCGTTCCAACCCGTTTTTGAAATCTTCTTTCGCCTTTTTTATAGCAGTCCCGAAAGTTTCATTTTCCATCCACCGGTAATAGGTACTCTTTCCGATTCCCATTACATTACAGAAGTCAATAAGCTTTGCACCGCCATAATCTATAAGTCCGTTTTCACATACCCAGTCAACGCACTTTTGAATTATCTGTTCATTAAATTTTGCCATATCTTCAATAGTTTTTAATTAATATATTATAAGTTACCTAAGTTTTCAAGTACTTCAACCCGTTTTCCAACTGTGTTTATTTCGGTTACAGATACTACAGGATTAGGCATCATCTGGACTCCCTTTGCAACCGCCCTAGCAAGCATATCCTCTCCCATGGTCTGATTACTTGATGCGGTGATATTTATTGGAACTCCTCCACCCATTTGGTTAAATGAGGAAAGGATTGGGGCAAACAATTCTGTCGCTCTCGCTGTCATTACTGACTCTCCGTTACTTAGTTGTGCCGGGATGCTATCGCTCGTTCCAGTACCTGGCCCGGTAACTAATCCACCAGTTGCGAACTTGGCGGATTTCACGGTTTTAATGGCTGTAGCAATGTTTGCCATGATTGTAGTGACGGTTGTCGCTATAGCTGCAATGTTACCGGGGAACGGAACCGATTGTGCCTGTGCGATTCCGGCAGCAAGGGCTTTACCTGTATTTACTGCAATTTCTCCCAAAGCAAGAACTTTTGACAGTTTGGCAAATCCTTCGTTTACCTCTCCCAAAGCATCAATGGCACTTGTCAAATCATTGTATAACAACTTCGTGCTATCAACCTTGGCGGTTTCTATTTGTACCTCAATCCCAGCTATTTTTTGTTTTTGCTTGACTTTTCTTCGGTCATATTCTTCATCGGTTTCGTCCTTCTGTTGTCTCATATTGTCAAGAACTTCATTTTCTTGCGTCAAAGAAGTTTGTAATTCTTGAATTTCATAGGCATACTGCGCCTGTTTTAATTGTGATTCGGAAGCCCCTTCATTTGCCATTTTTTGCAGCTTAATGTCGTTTTGGGATTCCAATAAATCCAATTCCGCTTTGGCTCTGTCTTCCAACGCTTTCTTTTGTTTATCCCATATTTGTTTGTTAGCGGCATCAACAAGTTCGGCTTCTTTCTTTTTGTATTTGTCTATTATCGCTAGTTTCATATCTTCCGTCAGTTCTGTGTCTGACAAATCCGCTTGGCGTTGAACTCTTAGCTGTTCCAGTTTTAATTCTAGTTCTTTTTCAGAACCTTTTTTAACTGATTCAAGCTGTAACTCTATGAGCTTCTGCCTATTGGCAATTTCCTTTTGCAGTTCTTCATCCGACAACTTTTGCAATGCCATCTTTTTTTGTTCTTCCAAAGCATATATTTGCTTGTTTATGGCTTCTTGTGTTTTGGGCGTCAAATCTTTTTCTGTGGTAAGACGGGCTTGTAGGTCTTTTATCTGTCTGTCATATTGATGTTCTATTACTTCGCTTTGTTTTTTCCGGCTATCCTTTACAAGTTTTAGTAACTCATCTTCCATCTTCCGTATTTCTTCAATTTCCTTTTTCTTGGCGTTAATTTCCAAACCGGATTTCTTTCCACCGTTAGCAGGAAATGTACTTTTGTCCGTAACAGGGGTATAATTTGTAATGCCCTCTATCTGTTTCTTCAAGGACTCAACGGTCGCCAACTGGTTCATGCGTTCAGCCCAAGATTTTTTTATGTCCTGGTTTATTTGGCTATTGGTGCGGTCTAATCCCAGTCCCTGTTTCCAAAATGAGGCTTCATTCAACTCTTTGCTATATTTATTATTTAAGTCTACAGTTTCTTGATAATATTCCTCTTCTTGTTGCAATGTTAGGTTGAGGATTTTTAATCGCTCCTGTTTTGCCTTTTCCAAAGCTTCATTATCGGACATTCCCTGCTTGATGTATTCTTTCCTGACTTTCTCTATGTCTCCGTAAGCGGCCTTCACTTTCTCTACCCCTGCAGACTGCCCGAGTTGTTTCGCTGCTTCTTCTTCTCGGTTGGATATATCTTCTACGGTGTCAAACAGCTCTCTTACCGTTTTTATTAACTCAGAGAGAACGGAATTGACAAACAGTTTCACTCTGGAGGTCATTTTCTCAAATGAGCCTCCGGTAGTATCAAACAACAAGGCAATCTCTTTCGTTAATTCGGTTTGAGAATTCATTAAATCTTCTTCGACACGTCCTAACTCTCCGGCCTTAGCTTTCACTTCATCCAAATTGGTAGAAATATCTTTCAGTGTCCGGATATACTTCAAACCTGCATCTTCTCCCGGTCCGCCAAATATATCAGCAATGGCAGTGCCGACAACTGCGGAGCTTTCTGGAAGTTCATTCAGTTTTTCAGAAACAAGCTGCATGACTTCAAAAGTACTGGTGGCTCCGCTCTGTAGCTCTTCCTGTACCTTATTTGAATCTATGCCAATGCCTTTTAGTGCTGAGGCTGTCGAATCCGTCATTTCCCGAAGCCGTATGTTTGCTTCTTTAATTGTATCTATACCTTTGTCGGAGAATATGCCCTGTTTGTTGGTTTCTGCAATGATGGCTACAAACTGGTCGGCAGATATTCCGGCTTCTTTGAAATATGCCGGGTATTCTTTTAAACTATCCAAGAACTCTCCGTTTGCATCCGCTCCGGCGATAAATCCGTCCTTGACTATCTGCAACGCCTTTTCGGAAGTAATGCCGAATTGTTTTGATATGGTATTGGCTGAGACAAGCACTTCTTTAAAGTCCTTTCCGTAATAATCCGCCAAAGCCTGCACTTCACTTCTGTAAGCTTTCAAATCGTCCCCTGACTTGTCGGTGAATTGTCTTGTCAGTTTTGTAGCCTCTACCAAACCTTTGTTGTAGTCATACCACCATTTAAAGACAACACCAGCACCCGCTATCCCTGCGATACCTAAAAATACTTTATTCTTTAAAAGGGAAGTTAGGGTATTTCCGAAGGCGGAAGCTTCCGTTTTTAGATTGGAGAAAAGACCGGAACCGCTTTTGGCATTATCTGCCATATGTAGCAGGGAATCAGCAAAAGAGTTATTCATTCCCAAAGCGTTTTTTATGGCTTCTTCGTAGCTTCCGACACTTCGGTAGAAACGTTGAGTTTCTCCTTCCGCTTCTTTGAGTGAATCTGTTATACCGTTGATCTTGATTTTAAGTTCCTGCCCTCTGCCTGCCTTTCTTTCAACTTCGGAAAGACTATCATATTCGGCAGTAAGATTTGACAACTGAGCACGAAGTTGTTTTAGGCTTCCTGTTTGTTGCTTCTCAATCTTGATTTGGTTTCGTACCTCTTTTGTAAGTGTTTGAACCACGTCTCTGGCTTCCAGCATCTTCTTTTCCGTTTCTACAATCTTGGCATTGTATTCCTCCTGTGATATTTTCTTGTCCTTCAAGGCTTTTTTATATTCAGCCTCTTCTTTCTTCAAATTCTCTATGGATGTACGGTATTTGGCGATGTTTCTTATTGCATCGTCATATTTTACCGTAATCTTTAGTATCTGTTCATTCTCATTATTCATAATCTTTATTCTTTTTCGGTTAATACTCCGTTACTTGCAAAAAATAAAGCCATAACAAGGGCCGGGAAAGTTTTGCTATCTCCTTTGATATTCAGATTATCCAGGAGTGAAAGCATTTTTTCACGTTTTTCGGAATCCGGTTCATGTTCATTTATCAAATTCTCAATCATTGATAATGTTGATATAGTCTCCATCCGGTTATTCTGAATTAATTCTGTAACCCGTTTGCCTTCTGCTACTACTTTCTGAATAGTCGTTTTATACTCTTTGGCTATCTTGTCAAAAGCCAAAGCTAATTTCATGGCTTCTTTGTTGTTTAATAAATCTTTTTCCGTCATAATCATATTTTTATTTATGCCGGGTAGATCGTCCGAAGCAGGCCTACCCGGTATTGGGTTATACAATCTTTGCCAGTGCGGAAATGAGTTTTTCCAGTTCTTCCCCTTCAATGGAAAAGCCGGGTTCCTCTCCGCTATCTTCCCTTGCTTGTCTGGCCTCATCGCTTTCATCAATAGTGATAACTGCGAGATTGGCTGGTGTTTCGTCCGGGTTTATTCCTCTGTATACCGTAATCTTGTCCACGAAAGATTCCGCTTTAAGGTCTATCCCGGATTTTGGCAGTTCTTCACTACCTAATTTTAGCAACTGAATCCCTAGTTTACGGGCTTCTTCCGCATTTAGATGTACGGTGTTCTCTTCCGTTATGGATTCCCCGTTTACTGTTTTAGTGATAAGGACCTCGTTGTTATCACCTCTTCTCACATAAAGATGTTTTTCACTGTCTTTTCTTACTCCGAAAAAT